ACCGTAATGATTGTCGGTTCAGGGGCTTTTGTACAACTACTGAGAAGTAATAGACTCAAGCTCACTAATAATATCTTTTGTACCATCATTTACTCTCTTTTCAATCATTCCAGGTTTTTGTAAACTTAACCTTGTAAGATCATGTTCTTGAAGTTTCTTCCTTAACTCATCAGTGTAATCAGTTGCTGATTGTAAGTCTAAAGCTAATTGACTATTAATTGCTTCTAATTCTTCTTGAGTTGATTCTAAGGCATCAATCATTGCATCTTTTGCTTTTGCTGCAGTTTCAAGTTTTGCATTATTTTCGTGCAATACTGCTAATCTTTCTTGAGTATCAGTATAATAATAGTAAGCTCCATATGTAGCAGAGCCCATAAATAACAAAATACCTAATGCAATATAAAGTCTAATCATCTTGCCTTGTTAATCTTTCCATACAACTAGCGCAAATACCACTAGCGTCATTAATAAAGAAGTGAACAATTGCCATAACGTACCACATCCAAGTCATTTCAGTAAAACCTAAAACAGTCACTCCATGATCCATATGATCGTGATGGCTATGTTGTATTGCTGGTATTAACCACCAAAGAGTACCAACAATAAGAAAAATAAGTCCTGCTATATTATGGTTTATTCTGTATTTGCCCATCTTCCACATATCTCCTAAATCTTTTTAATAAGACCATTTCTTTTTTACGACGACGATCAGTCACCGTTTGTGTTTTATATCGAGGTCCCATTGCCGTAGCTTTAGGATCTGGAATAGCTCCAGTATTCATAGTTGGTGCATCTTCTTTAACATCTTTTTTATTCATCGAATTAACTCACTTGCTGATAAGTAAATTTTTTGATTTGTTCTTATGTGTTTTGCTTCGTATATATCTATACCAAAGACTGCACCAACCGGATAACAATCTTCTTCAATTCGTATTTGATCTCGTGGATTAACTACTTCTTCATAAGAGCTATTAAGTATCTTATGATTCTGAACTCTATAAACGCCTGGCGCCAATTGTTTATCTTCAAGAACAAACCATTCAGTATTTTCTTTAAGAAAATCAGTAACATCAATGTCATGTTCTTTTAAAATACTTTCTAACTTTTTTTCGGAAATTTCGCATTTTTCTTTAAGTAAATAGAGCGCGGCCGCAAAAGATCCAAGTTTTGTTCCACCTCCGGGGATTTTTGATAAGAGCCTTTTAATGTTAGCACAGAGGCGAATGAAAGGAGTCCAACTAGCAATATCTTCAGGACTTTCAACTTTCTTACTTTTAATGCGCTTACCATCTTTATCGATGATGCCTTGTTTATAAGCATCCCAATTTTCCCACTTCATGACAAGCATACGAACGAATCGAAACGCATAGGTCAAATCTGCGGCTGACTTCACTATTCCCATTAGATTTTCCTTAATGCTTCTATTACTTTTTTATCCTGTTCGAAGCCAGTTATTTTATCATTTGTAATATAATTTAAAAATATCAAAAATGGTTTTATAACTGGCCAGTGCTTTTCATTTAATTTTAATTCTAATATCTCAAGTGCCGCTTCTATTCCAAATGAATTAAATACAACAATCAAATGATTCATAATCAATCTTTCAGATAACTCACCTGTTTCAAGATAGCGATTCACCAATCTCTTAATATAAGTGTATCTTTTAAGATCATCATAAAAGTCCTCTATGTCAGAAAACTGAGGATTACTATAATGTTTCGCGGCGTACAGAAAAAGATTCTCTTCTGTGAGTTTTTCAAATATGAGCATAATGTTATTTATTATATTATTTAGAGATTACTGCCCTTAGTTTTTCGATTAGAGTAGATTTCTTTTCACGACGATCTAGTTCAATACCATGATCTCTTCCAACTTCTTCAAGTTGTTTTTTATTTAAAGTATTTAAATCATCTGGTTCTTCTTCAGTATGACATCCTTCATGCCAATCTGGATCATTTTCATGAGCATTATCAGAAAGAGTAGCTACTGGTTCAGGAGCTGCTTCTGGCTCTGAGAATTCATATGGAGTTAAACCAAAATATTCATCGATTTGAGATTGTGTATGTCTGCGAGCTATTAATAGCTCACCTGTACGAGGATGCTCCCAACCGCGAACAGTTGGAATAGCATCTTTAGCATGGTTAGGAGGTTTAATTGCCACTCTTCATCTCCTTATAAGCTGCTGCAACTCGATTGATGATTTGTTTATCACCAACTTTTGCGTCATTTGGACGTTTTGCTGCATTTGGTCCAGCGCGACCAGCTTTAGATGCATCATCATGTCCAAGTTCTTCTACGTCTTTACCATTAATGCCTACTTCTGGATTTCCATCAGCCTTCATATCTTGTTTCATTTTCTTTCCACCAGGAGAGTCATACTGTCCATGTGGCTCAGAAGGTGTAGCACCTTTTGTATGAGCATCCGCTTTTTCGAAGATAGACAATAGACGAGAACGAATTGTAGATTCTTTTTGTTCCATTTCACTTGCCTTTGATTTGCCACCATCCAATTTTGGATTTACAGTGCCAGTTTCTTGTTTTTCTTTTTTCTTATTACGAAGACCTTTAAAGTCATTTGCAGTAATCTTACCATCTTTGTCATGGTCGAGTTTATGTTGTGCACCTTTTAACTCTTCTTTTTCTACTGCTTCATTTTTCTTTTCTTTATCCCAAGGTGCCTTTGGTAAAGTTACTTGATCTTTAGGTTTGGCTGTACGAGCCGCCTTGGCCAATCCCTTCTGAATGTCCTTTTGGGACAATGTTTTCTCTTCCATATTTGTTTCCTCATTTTGAAGTTTGGCCAATTTTTCTTTCGCATGCTTCAATGCTTTAGCATGCGTTTGTTGTGAATTCATATGTTTCACTGCATCGCCACGATTATCTGCTTCTTTGCCCATTTGTTGATGATGGTCATGAGCTTTTTGATGACGAGCAATCACATCTTTTAAATTATCGATGTGTTTTTGATTATCTTCGTTTGTCGGAGCTTTATAATCAGGTTTTTGTCTTTCAGGATATTTCTTTCCAGTTTTTGGATCTACTTCATCCTTATGACCTGATGGTACGTAATAGCTTACACCAGTTGGTCCATATGCTTTACCTTCTTCAACTGCTTCTTTTGCAGGTACTTTTGCTTTACCAGTCAACTTATCAACTGCCATTGCCGTGCCTTTGTTTCTGTTAACAAAGTTTTTAATACCTTTTTTCTGTTGATCTTTGTCTCCGTATTTTCCAGAAGATCTTGCAACTTTATCTGCTGCATCTGCTGAGGATGCTGGCACTTTTTTTAAATATCTACCAGCTAATCCTTTTGAAATTTCGCTAAATCTTTTCATTTGTTTCCCTTTACATGTAGATATTAGTGCCAATTGCACCGGCGGCCGCTACAACCGCAATCCAAAATAGTTTCTGTATGACCTGTACGGTCTTTTGATTTTCAAGACAAACTCTTTCAATTTGATCTATCTTTACAGATAATTTATTAATACGATCATATTGTTTATTATGATCGTCTTGTAAATTATTTATCTTCTCTTCAGCACGGGCCAATGACACCATTGCATCAGTTAATTGATCAAGTTTATCCTCGATTCTTTCTAAACGAGCTTCTGTTGTCGTTGCCATATGTTGCTCCAGTTTCACTTTTCTTTTTTCCAAATATAAGTACTAACTATAACTGCCAATAAAGCAGCACCCATACCTGTAATCGCACCTTCAGCCCACCACTCACTAAAATGAGTTGGATGAATGGTCCAATCTGCTAACATAGTTAAAATGCCAGTCAATGCAGCGTTTAACCATTTATTATTGGATTGCCGAATCAAAGTAGTAATAACAAAGGCAATACCAGTTAAAATACCAACCTTAGCTGCAATACCTGCATGATACCAAGTCAATGCTGCTAAGTTACCTTGAACCATACAAGCCATACATGGAATCCAAGCTTCAGTAAACTTTCTCCAAAAATTTTGTGCAATATCTATCATTTGTTTTCCATCATTTTCATGTGATCTCTATCAACAAACTCGAGTTGCTTTTCAATCACAGAGATTCTGGCTTTTATTTTTATTTGTTCTCTTAACATAAGATCAAATGAATCCATTGATTCCCATAGATATTCTGTTTCTTCCCACAATTCATCAATATTTGTTCCATGCTCTGTTACATCTCTACGAAGATTAACTGCATCTTCAATAGCCATTCTTGAACTCATTTCAGATACTGTAGCTTCAAGCGATTGAATCGTAGCTGCTTGTTGTGAAACCCACCAAACTCCTCCAGAAATCTGAAGAACCATTGCAATAACTAGGGCTATTGGGAGTTTCATATTTTCCATTAATTGTCTACCTTTGCTCCTGATCGCCATTGATAACAAGACCAATATCGTGCTTTCCATTTTGGTCCTGGATTCTCACAGTTATGACGCGCTCTAAATGATTTACGTCTCGCTGGATCATCTCTCTTGATTTCCATATTCGGATCGCCAAAAGATACCTTTACGACATTACCTTTATCGTTTTTAACATAAACATAAAACTTCTTACTACCACCACGAGTTGGGTTATTTAACGTAACTTTTTTACCCTGATACTCGGCTTCCGTGATTTCTAAATCTTCATATAAATCACATGCTTCACAGTAGTCGTCAATTTCTTCTGCTCTGTATTCTTTAAATTTCATCTTACTGCCCCGGAGTTTTCTTTCGTGCTCTGATAGTTGAAAGGTCTGTGCCCCATTCTGGTTGATCATCGTACCATTGATCTGTACGTTCATCAATCTCGCCATCGCTATCATCGTCTCGTCCTTGAGCTTTCAAACGAAACGTTCTTTTTACTACAGCATCAGTTACACGCTTCACGTCTCGAATCATCGATGGCTGTTTTACGATCTTACGAAGTTCTTGTTTTAATGCACCTGGTCCAGCAGCTTGCATAAACATTGCTGGTAATCCTTCGATATCAACTCTAAATGTCATCTCTTCATTAAGATCTACAGATTCATTTGTTTTACGAAACTTTCGTACAGCATTACGATCTGCCATACCCAAACCTTTTACACGTTTTGCCCGAGTTTTAAGATCTGCTGAATGATCAGTTTTTCTTAAAATATTTGCAACTGCAGAATTTGTGGCACGATCTTTACTATACTTTGCTTTATCTTTATATGATTGCATTGCCTTTGGTGTATCAAGAACTTCATCTACACCTTCTTTTTTTAATCCGATAAATACATTACCAGATTTGGATGTACGATACTGTGAATTTTTATCATCTTTTTTAGCTCTATCAA